CTCCATCTGGAACTGCACCAATCTACGGAATCCGTGCATGGGTTGTATTCGATCCAAACCGCAATGCTGCTGGATCTGCTGACACGTTGCTAACGGCTCGTTATCTCATCTCTTCTGGAAATGTGACATCTGTTACAAAGACTGCAACTGGCAAATATACTGTGTTGATTACAACTGCCCTACCTGATGCAAACTACTCATACTTTGCTTCAGCACAGGCAGACTCAAGTAACGAGCCTCTTGTGTATCGTCAGAACGGTGGAACAAAATCTACCACACAGTTTCAAATTGAAACACAACCACGTTCTGGGTCATTAAGAGATTTTAACGAGGTTTGTATTTCTTTTCTTAGGTAGAAAAAGATTTTTTACAATTTAAATCCTAAATCAATATTATGGAAGCATTACAAAAACAAGATGATTTTGTCTGTAAAGTTCCATCTATTGAAGAGATTGCTGCTGCATCTCCAGTTGAGCAACTTGAATATCAATTGTCTCAAATGCCAGATGGGTTCTTTCCTACTGAACATTTGTTTTTACCTGGTATGTATGTTCGTAAAATATTTATGCCAGCAGGATCAATGCTTACAAGTATGAAACACAAGACAAAACATTGTTTTGTAATCATGTCTGGCAAATTGCGAGTTATGGATCAAAATTCAGAACTTGAATATGAAGCTCCATTTATTGGTGTTACTGAAGCAGGAACCAAAAGAGTTCTTTATGTTCATGAAGATACAACTTGGCTTTGTTTTCACGCAAATCCAGAAAATATAAGTGATCCAGATGAAATGGTAGAATATTTAACATATCCAAATGAAAACCCTCTTTTCCACAAAGATGACCCAAGAGCAAATTCATGGAAAAAAAATCGTTATAAACCCCAAATAATTGACATGATGAAAACCTATACAGAAAATAATATTAACGACTCTGGAGGTGAGTTAAGTTAATGGCTTGGGCAGCAGTAGGCGCAGCAGCCATTGGAGGAGCCGCTTCAATATATGGAGCATCAAAATCAAAAGCTCCTGGCGCAGCTAAGGCGGTTGATATTTTTGCACCTTCAACAAGAAAAGGCCCTGATCAAGGAACTAATCTTGTAGGAAGGCAAGCTACTGGATTGCTTGGATATTACGATGAAAATACAGGAAAGTTTTTAGATTTAAGTGAAAGATTTGGCCCTCAATTCATGGGTCAGATGTTTAATCAAACTGGACAATTCCTTGGTGGAGTTGATGGACAACCTGGATTTAATGCACTTTCGCTTTCTACGGCTCAACAAGCAGGGCAAACGCTAGGTCAAGTTAGAGCTGAAGAACTCGGTCAAATGACCGGGCAAACAGGTCTTACCCGTGGGTTAATGCAATCTCTGTCTCCAGAACAGGCGGCGGTAGTCCAAGCATCAGCACAAGAAGCTGAACGAGCAAGGGCTTCGGCTCAAGGAGTTACCCCGGAAGAGAAAAGAATGTATGAGCAAGCGGCTAGAGAGGCATTTCAAGCATCTGGTCGGATAGGTAGCAATGCCGGCATCGCTGCTGAAGTTATGGGTAGAGAAGATTTGATGCGTCAAAAACGCCAAGATGCTGAAGCCGCTGGAGTAAACGCATTTAACCAAGCCGCTTCTTTCTATACTCAACCAGGATTGCAAGCTCTTAGCAATGCTCCATTGTCTTACAATGCAGGTCAGAGAAATCTTGCTTTAGGATTACAACTTGGCCCTCAATCTTCTGGAGAATTTGATTACAATATGCCAATTAATCTAGCTATGAATCAAGCTGGAGCGCAAAATCAAACTAACATGGCTAACTATTCAATTAATGCAGCAAACCAACAAGCAAAAGCATCTGCATATGGTTCAATTGGTGGTCAACTAATGGGATTAGGGCTTGGGTCTATGGATAATAATACATTTTCAAATGCTGGAACCTATTTTGGTAATATCGGCAGAGGCATGACAGGCCAACCACTTAAAGCATATAGAGTTTAATATTATGGCACTTATTGGAGGGGAAATAAACCCAGCATTATATCCACAACCTGATTATAGCGGTGTTGTTCAATCCGCTCAGATGCAATCACAAGGGTTGGCGAACATTGGAGCTAATATTGGTGGTGTAATCAAAGACTTTGGAGAAGCTAAAAAAGAACGCAAGAAACTAGATGCAGGAATTAAAGCAACTGTAGCCGGTATCGAAAGCGCAATCAAAATGGGCAAAAGTTTTGGTATTGATGTTGAGTCTAGTCTATCTCCGTATTTGCAAAAAATAAACGATCCGAATATTGCTCCAATTGAAGCCGCTGCTTATGCTCGACAAGCATCGGATGCTATTAATAATGTTTTGAGCCTTGGGATGAAAGCAAATGAGATTGGAATCGAACAACAACGAAGCAATCAAGCAGCAAGAATAAAGCTAGCTGAAATAGAAGCGGAAAAAAGAAAACGTGGGCCTGTTACAGAAATAGCAGTTACTGGTGGCACACAGCAAATGCAGTTTAATCCTGAAACTAACGCATTTGAACCAATTAAGGTAGCTGGGCAAAGAACATCTAATTTAAGTAATTTGCCAGATCCTCTTAAACGTTATGCTGAAGACTTTGAAACAGCAGGATCTAAATATGGAGTTGATCCTAAGTTGTTAGCAGCTATTGCAATGCATGAAACTGCAAACGGAACATCATCAGCATTCCGCAATAAAAATAATGCTATGGGTGTTTCCAATGCTTCTGGGCCAGTAGAAATGAAAAGTGTTGCGGAATCTATTGAAAAAATGGCTAGTTTGCTTGGAAAAGGCATAAATGAAGGTGTTGGGCCATATGCAAATGCGAAGTCTATTGAAGACATTGCAAATATCTATGCCCCTCAAGGTGCTGAAAACGATCCTAATAATTTAAATAGATTTTGGACGAGGGGGGTTGCATCAAATATTGCTAAATTAGCTGAAAATCAACCAGAACAAGTTGAAACCACTTCTCCTAGAGATCAGAATGAATTTGGATTTACTCCAGCAAAACCAAAAACAACTTCAAGAATTATAACTGGAGATGAAGCAGTAAGGCTTGGTGGAGATCCCAAGAAGAAATATATCATTAAAGAATCTGGGGATGAAGTTTCAGAAATGACAGTAATCCCACCAGATATTACTCCTGCTGAAGAAAGAGCAAGAAAAGAAGAAGAAGGTAAAAAAATAGAAACTAAACGGACTGCATCTGCTGCAATTAAGACTATTGATAAGTTTATTGATAAAGATGGCAACTTCAATGAAGACCTTAAAAAAGCAGTTGGATATGGCGAAGAATTGGCAACATTTACTGCTCAATATGCTCCTATATTCCAAACTCAATCACCACAAGATAGAGCTAATCAGAAAGAATTAAGCATACTTGTTGAAAAAGGTCTATTGGACGCAGCTAAAGAATTAAAGCCAATTAGTAATGCTGACTTAAAATTGCTTCTTCAGAATAGGCCTGCTATAACAGATCCACCAGAACTTTGGGCTGGATTCCTTACTAATTTGAAATCTATTCTTAGTGATCCTAATTCGTATGAGGAAACAAGTAAGGAATCAACTCCATCAGCCCCATTGACCATAGAAGACCAGCTTGATAAGGTTCTTAGAGGAGAAGAAATCAAATGACCCCAGAAGAAAAAAAAGCAAAAATCAATGAAATTGCGCCTACTGTAATAAGAAATGTTTCTGGCTCCATTGAACAGAACTTTGCTGGATTCAAAAAGGCGCAAGAAGATTACCTTAGCCAACTTCCAGTTGGTGATCCTCGGTTTTTTGAGGCTGGCTTAGCTCCTGCTGATTTCCTTACTAAAGAGGGAATGAAGCAACGGGGATTGCTTGATGAGAATGAAAAAGCAACTCCACTTGCTAGGGATTACCTTAACATGGAAAAGCTAGGCTTTATGAAGGGTGGTCAACTGACTGAAAAAGGTAAGGCTTTTATTGCTGATCCAGTGGATTTACTCCCCGTTAACAAGGTTAATGATTGGACAATTTTCACGAATACTTTCGACATAGATGAGGAAACCAATTTGCCTTCTGACCCAGAAGTTCTAGCTAAATTCAGACAATTCCAAATTAGAAAAAAAGAAGGGCTGGACAAAGTTGAGGGAGGCAATGTTTTAAAACAACTTGGAGAAGGACTTTTAAGTTTTGGGCGTGGCTCTTATAATCTAATCGTTCCCAAACCAATAGCAGATATTACTACTGGAGGCGGAATTTCGTTATCATCATTCTCTCCATCTAGAGAAATTACAGAAAAAGCAGCAGTTTTATCTGGTGCGCTCAATGTAATGTCTGATACCGCTGTTAAGGCTACTAGATTTGTTGGAATGCCTTTTGAAAGCAAAGAAGAAGAAGATTTAAATGATTTTATTGTTGCGACAAGGGTTGAGATGAACAAAATGGCTGCTGATCCAAAAGCTTTTGACGCAATTACTGGAACAAGTGTTATGGCAGAAGCCTATGCAAAAACACTTCAAGATTATAAAAATAGATTTGGAAAGGCCGGTGAATCTAAATTGCAACAAGACTTACTTGATGCAAAATCTGTCGGTCAAGTTGTTGGTGATCCATTGAATGTCCCTATTGCAATAGCAACATCAGGAATTGGACTTTTGGGTAAATTTGCAATGGCTTCCAGGGTTGCTAAAGGAGTTGATATTGCAAATAAAACATCAACGCAAATTGCTAAACTTAGTGCTGCTGCTCCAAAGGTTGCAAAGCAATTAAATGAAGCAAAAGTATTGAATCAAACCCTCCTAAAGCAGTTTGATGATGCTGTAAAAGTTGGTGATTCTGCGACAGTCGCAAAACTAACGCCAGTGGTTGCAAACAGCACAAAGGTAGTAGATGACCTTACTCGCACAGCAGCTCAAATGGAAGAAGGGCTTGCCGTTAACCAAGCAGTTAGGACAAAGGCAATTACTGATCTTACCAATAAAGCTAAGCCACTTGATCTTTCAAGAAAAGTAACTGCCGGGGCAGTCAAAGGTGTTGAAATTGCTGCTGAAAAACTAGGTAATGCGGCTGCTATTACAAATAGCGCATTAAGAGCTGCTGAAAGAACAATCGGATTTTATGGGACAGGAAGAATAGTTTCTACTGCATTAGGTGCTGGAACCGGGCCTGTCGGACAAACTGCTCTTGGTGCATATTACGCAACTAGAATAGGTTTGTCTGTTGCTCCTAAGATTCTATATAAAACAGCAAAATTTGCAAACGTAGTTGGTGATGAACTTGTTCAAATGAAAAATTCTACCCCGTTCTGGCGTAGAGTTGCTGCAAATGAAAATATAGGAGGGATTGGCAAGGCAATGGCAACAACGCTAGACTATGCGTCTCCTGTTGGTCGCTTTGCTGCTGGAAGTGTAAAACAGGGAGCTAAACTAGCACCAGCATTAGCAGTTTATGAGGCTATTAATAACGCTGGGTTGGATGAGGAATCCATGAAGCGAGTCGGAGCTAATGCCTTGGTATTTGGAGCATTTGCAAGAGTTGTTGGTGGTGGCAAACAAGATCTAATTAAAAGACAAACAGGAGACTTCTATAATTATCGAAATAGGCAAAAACAACTTGGTGAAGAAAAACTAGCTGCTTTTGACGCTATTCCAGATCAGCCTTTGAAGCAATTCATATCAACTTATGATTCAGCTTATCCAAATACCTGGAACTGGGAATTTACAAAAGAAGGGAATAGCTTATTTGATCCATCATCTAAGACTATTACTGTAAACGTAAACGATCCATCTGGTTTTGTCCGTGCGTTAGCTTCCCATGAAACGCTTCATTCTTTGACATTCAAGCATGGAATGGATGACTCTGTTGCTGCTAAAATGCTTGGAGATGAAACAAGACCAGGGCTAGTCCGAGATATAAATGGAAATCTAGACAAAGACTTCAAGCAGTTTTACGATACATATAACCAAAGGCTTGAAGCTCAAGGATTACCTAAAATCGGACTTGAAGATGCTGCGGTTGAATTCTTTACTGATAACGGAACAGCAGCTTTTTTTGATGATGTTACCTCTGGTAAACTAACAAAGGCGGCAGTTAAAACACCGCTACGCAGGAAGATTGAAGATATTTTCGAGACTGTATTTGCAGTAACTCCAATTGTTAAAGATCTTCACTATAAGTTAGGTGGTGCCACCGATGTAAATGGCAAACTAGTTATGGGTTCTGGATTGCTAGCAGACGGCATGAGAGAACTTCCAGAAGTAAAAGCAATGATTCGTAAGATGTATCGAGAATCTGCTGGATTGCCTAAGTCTACAATTAAGCCGAGTTTAATGGATGATCTTCCATCTTCTAATCCAAAGCACTACAAAGCTGCTGAAATCATAGACAAGATTAATAAACAAAATGTCAAAGATGGTAAGCCTCTAATTGATGGAGTGATGATTCCAGATAGAAAAGGAAATGGAACTGGGTTGCTTTCTGATGAACATATTGAAGCACTTGAAGAAGCCGGCATAATTAAAGAAGGTGGAGCGCAAGAGCTTAAATTTATTCAATCTACTTTTGATGCTGATAAAGCAGCTTTATTGGATTACACTCCAATTGAACAAGGACGTTCCGTTCAAACAGCAGGTAAAACTGCCAACAAAGTTAAGCCTATCGACTTCATGGTGAAGAATGGAAGGCTTTACATGGTTGGGATGGATATTGTTCAGCTTGGCCTAAATATTAAAAGACTAGAACGTAGGGCTGCTGCAATGGGAATGTCTAAGGCAAATGTGCTGACAGATATTGCAGAAACAGCAAAACTACATAAAAAAGGTGTTTCAACCGATAGTTATTTTAAAACTGTTGGAGGCAAAGACTGGAAGAAAAGAAAAAATCTTGTTAATGCAATTCAAGGGCTAAACACAAAAGCTCAGCGTATTACCAATCCGATGTTTGATAAGCTAGGAATGGATAAGAAAACAGGAACATACCGCACGTTTGCCTATGACCGCATTGATGGATTTACCGATCTTACTGGCGATATGGTTATCCCTTACGGTAACAATGCTTATTACACCTTGAAGGCAAATCTTATGCCTCAAGCCCCACGGATTAACGTGAAGGGAGAGATTGTAAAAGACGCACCTAATGTTCGTCTTATGCCTCAAGGTGAATCAAAAGCAAAACCGACAAGCACACCTGCAAAAACAATCCAAAGGAAAACACTAGATAATAGTGTTGCAAAAGGAATCGCTGTAGCTTTAAGTAGCTCTGGTCAAAAACAAAATGAGCGATGAACAACTCCAGAAGCTGAAAGAAAACTACTACGATGATCGCCCGGACAAGAGCGAGTGGTTTCTTGAAGTCAGAGAACGTGCGAAGTCACTTGCCCGGAATAACGTAGAGCATTACGCTCCTCACAAGGCAGCATTGGCTTTATTTCTCCTAGCACAAGGGGCAAGGATTACCGAAATCTCCAAGAAAACAGGACTAGGTAGGGATGTTATTCGCGGTCTAGAATGGCGACATAATGATACCTTGGAGACAAAACGTAAGGAGTTTTCCATGCGTTACGCTATTGCTGCTCAAGAATACACTGATTTGTTGCTTGAACGTGCTAATCAGCTATTTGAAGACCCAGACAGCCTTGCTAAGATTTCACCTGAGAAACTGGCCATTACTGTTGGCATTCTTACAGATAAGGCAGCACAGCTTACCGGCATGGCAACTACTGTGGTGGAGCATCGCAAGGGAGCTAGCCTGGATGATGCTGCAAACCTTATTAATGAGGCAAGATCGCGCATTGCTAAGGGCAAGGTAATTGAAGCAGAAGTTCTATGATTTGGAGATCGCATCAAATACTTACTCCTCCAACTGACGAGGAAATAATCCAAATGACACCAGAAGAGGTGTTGTCAATACATCGTATCTACCACGAAGCCATTGAGAACGCAGAGAAAGACCCGTATCAATATGGTTTCCGTTTGCCTCATTGGACAAAAGCAGAAGAACAACTGCATGAAGTTAATGAAATCCTAGCATTGGGAGGTAACAGGTCGGGTAAAACTCAATGGGGTGCATTCTCTGTTGTCCGGGCTGCGGTTGAAAACCCAAACTCCGAAATATTCTGTTTTGCCCAGACATCCGAGGTATCTATACGCCAGCAACAGAGTGCTGTATGGGCTTGGCTGCCAGAGTATCTAAAAACAAAGTTTACTAGTGCGAATGCCTATATCTCCTATAAGAAGAAAACAGGATTTACTGACTCTTCTTTAATCCTGCCAAATGGTTCTCAGATTATTTTCAAGACCTATTCACAGTATCAGAACAACCCTACAATCCTAGAGGGTGCCGAGCTTGGGTCTAGAAGTCCAGTCTGGCACAATATTGGTGTTTGGCTTGACGAATACTTGCTTGGCCCGGAATTGATAAATACGTTGCGATTTCGACTTGCAACTCGCAACTCAAAGATGCTGGTTACGTTTACCCCGATTGACGGGTGGACAGAGGTAATTAAAGAGTATCTTGATGGTGCCACAACTATTGAGAGCCGTGAAGCAGAGCTACTAAACAATGAGCTTGTTCCATATGTCCAGAAGTCAAAGAAACTCAACGCTTCTGTGCATTACTTCCATTCGCAGGATAATGCTTTTGGTGGTTATGACCGCATCAAAGAAACGCTGAAAGGAAGGTCACGGGAAGAAATTCTGATTCGTGCTTACGGTGTGCCGATGAAGTCTCACGCTACCAAGTTCCCTAAGTTCAACAAAGTGGTCAACGTTGTAGATCCAGACAAAATTCCGAAAAACAACATTACAAGATACCATGTTATCGACCCTGCTGGTTCCAAAAACTGGTTTATGTGCTGGATCGCGGTGGATGAGACAGGAACAATGTGGGTTTATCGTGAATGGCCTGGAGTTGACGTAGGTGACTGGGCTGAATGGAGAAACGGAAAATGGATGCCCGGAGAAGGAGCCAAAGGACAAGGGTATGGTATTCAAGACTACGTCGATCTTATAGAAGAGCTTGAGGGTGAAGAAGAGATTTTCGAGAGATTAATCGACCCCAGACTTGGAGCTGCAAAATATCAAGTGCAGGATGGTTCATCTTCAATTATTGAGGATTTGAACGATGCCGGCATGGTTTGTATTCCAGCCCCAGGATTGGAAATTGATGATGGACTGCAAGCATTAATCGGGAAAATGGCATGGGATACATCTAAGCCGTTGGATTCCGTCAATCGACCGCATTTCTATGTAAGTTCTGATTGTGAGAACATTATCCAAGGATTGTCAGAGTATACTGGCGATGGTGGGTTAAAAGAAGCGTGGAAGGATGTTATCGATGTTTTGAGATATGCTGCAATTTCTGGAATAGATCACGTTGACAATTCCGTCAGTTTAGTTACAACTCAGGGAGGTGGAGGCTACTAAAATGAGCGCAAAAAAAGAACCAAAGAAAAGAGGGCGGCCAGCAAAGGTCGTTGAAGATGTTATTCCAGATATTTCAGAAGCTCCATTGAGAGCTATGATTCTAGGAACTTGCAATAACCCGACATGGGTAAAAGGGAGAATTGATGGTTTTAGCGTCAATATTAAAGTTCCTGCTCAGATGTCAAGACGCTTGATTGGAAAACAAGTTGATGTTATTCTCGTCAATTCCGACCTTGGAGATTACTACCAATATATAGCATGAATGATATTCAACAATTAGAAGATGAGTCCCTTATCTATGTGGACAAGAAGCCTGATATTGGTGCGCTTGCAGATGCTTACGATACCTGTTTAGTTGATTTAGACTATTACTTTGAGTCATGTTTGCGTTCTTACAATGATCGTAGGAATATTTGGGATGGGAAATCTGATGATCTTCGTAAAAACGGAGCAAACGCTTTTCCCTGGCAAGGTGCCTCTGACCAAGAAGTAAACGTAGTTGGAGAGCGCATCGATATGTATGTGTCCTTGTTCGACCAAGCATTAGCACGTTCACACATCAAAGCGTTCCCAACCTCGATGGCTGCAATGCCAAAGGCTGCTGTTGTTTCCGGGTTTCTTAAATGGATGCGCTCATCTTACATTCCCGACTTCAAACGTCAGATGGAACTTGGTGGGAACTACCTAATGGAAAAAGGAATCATGGTTTCCTACGTTGGTTGGAATCGTGAAAAGCGGTCTTATCTTCAAAGCGTCAGTCTAGA